ATCAAAAGAGACAAGGTTGATGCCTTGTTTTTTTTTGCCTGGAATTTAAGGCTGAGCCATCTTTTAATCTTATTTTCATTATTCGCTTACTTTCGATGAGTAGATTTTAAATACTCAAACTAAGTATCAGTGAAGGTGAGAAGAGGGAAGTCCTTTAAAATATCCAATCAATTGGCTGATCTAAACACTATTAAAATTAATATTCAGCACTCTTTCAAATAACTTGATTTTTTAAATTGGAGAAATGAAATTAAGCGGTTTTATTAAAAATAAGCCAGTATTTAATCATCAAAGAATTAACTGATTAATTTTTGATATAAAAACACCGAGTTGATCATAGAATCGCTTGTCAAGCAGATGCGATCGCTATAATATACACAGCCACGGGGATATGGCGGAATTGGTAGACGCACTGTGTTCAGGTCGCAGCGCCTTCTGGGCGTGAGAGTTCGAGTCTCTCTATCCCCACCATACATTATATAAAATCAATAACTTATAACTCTTTGGTGCAGATTTGGTGCAACCCTTACTTTTAAGAGTTGCTTCTCGGTCTTCCGGTTTTCTTAGATTTAGCCATTTTTTCAATATCTGATCGATTCCATCGAGAGCGCTGTCCATCTTTTGACACACGTTTTGGCATTTTACCATCACGATCAAGCTTTCTCACATATTCCGCTGAATATCCCAAAACTTTTGCTGCTTCAGCGGTATTTAGTGTTAAAGGTTTCTTATCTACGATTTCTTCCAGGCGCTCGACTTTCTCAACCAGATATTGATTCTGAGATTTAAGCTCTTCAAACATGGCGAAAATCTCAGGCATCCATCGGCTTGAGCCAACTTCCATTAAGACACCTCCAATCTTTTACCTGCTTTGATTTCTTCGGGTGTGGCGTGTCTCATTTCACATCTATCTGATAGACACAACAATCGACTTACACTAAACAACCCATTGCCACGACTTGGTATAACAACCAAATTGCCTTCCTCAAAAATATTGTGCTGGCGGCGGTATTCGAGAAGCAGGCGATCATTAGTTTCAATTTCGCCTGGGTAGATCGGCTTCATATCCTTAATCATCTCAAATTCATGTTTAGCCCGTTCATACCCGCCCAACTGTTCAATTAGATTCATGAAACCTCTCCCAAACTCTTCACCACACCATACTGATCAAACTTCGCAATATATGATGAAAGCATGTGGTAATACAGGTCAGCATTGCTATTAATCTCAAGAATCACGCCAGTACCATTGCTCACGCGCTGTCTTAAGGTTGCTTCCAGTTTGCGAAAAAAATCACTATGCAAGTGATGCGACTCACTCGCAATGCTGTATAAAGATCCGGTCTGACCTGCATCCAAAACCAAATTAAAAGGCTTGTCCTTGTGCAGCTCATCAATGATGAAGTTGGCCACAGCAATGTTTGTTTGTTGAATTTCAGTCATTGGCTGGCTCCTGTGCTTCGATCATGGCTTTGTAGATATCGTTGATCGATGCAGCTGGCAGGGCTTTGTTGTCTTCCATTGCGTCAGTATAAGCATCAATGCCACTACTCCACATTTCGTCGGTAGGCTCCTTCGGAACGACCACAAATCCTTCCGGCACCGCTTGGGCTTTGGCATCGCGTTTTGCACGTAACCACATAACCCAACCAGTATTTAAAGCTTCGTAAGCAACTTTTCGATCCTCATCATCAGTGTTGTTTACACATTCACTTTTGATTTCATAATCACCAGTGTTTTCATTGAAATTGAAAAACGGCAGAAGATGAGAGTGAATGAACTCAGCTTCAAATAAAGGTTTTTGTTCACGCCATACAGCTTGTTTTTCTGAAATATCCATCACGCCACCTCGCTTTCATATTTATTTCGAGCAAAAATGGCATAGGCATCATCTTCACTAAAATTGATATCAATTAAGAAAAAGCCGTTTGGTGCAATCGGGTCCCATTTGGTGATATCGCAATCATCCATCATGATTTCCCAATCATCAGAATTAACGCTGCCCTCCATCCAGAACATCACAGTGTCTACACCAAAGTGACTTTTAAATTTTTCCCACTCTTCACGACTTACGTATTCTTCGTTTTCCAGGTGCTCATTCATATATTTTGAATAGACCGGATGTGTCCAAGTTCCCATTTCACTGCGCACAATTTCCATTGGCTCTAGTTTGTTATCTTCCATCCCACCACCTTCTTTAATTTTCATGCTGCTTTCACTCCTAAATAGCACCCCGAAGGGTGCAATCGTCCATGCTCAAGGTGTCAAAGCTGCTTCTTGAGCTTCATACGCAGAATTGATCTGACTGATCTGCCCCTCAGACATCTGAGCCGTGAAGGGTTCAAA